GATAGCAGTTGAGCCAGACGTGCTGACGTTCTTTACCGCATACGAAGTGTTTGAATAAGTAGTCATGTTAGCCCATCATAAAGGATAAGAAGTACGCTTGGTCTGCTGTGGCTGCTGTGTTTGCTGTCCAGGTTGGAGCTGTACCGTTTGATGTAAGGATATACCCGTTAGTACCAATACCCAGCTTAGATAGCGTAGTACCAGTAGCATAGTAAGGCAAGTCACCAGCCGTATAAGAAGCAAGTCCTGTACCGCCGTAAGTTGTAGTAACTGCAGTGCCATTCCAAACACCAGAAGCGATTGTGCCCAGCGCAGATACGTTACCGCTTGAATCTAAATTAACAGACTTCTCTGAAGGGTAAGTAACAAAGACAGTTTTGACACCAGCAGTAAAGTTAACCAAGCTACCGCTATTAGAAGAAGCAAGAACAGTAGTCCTAGCAAGAGTAGGCCCCGTAGTGCTGTACGTGCCAATACCAACCTCCCAATTTGCACCACCTTGGTCGGCGATACAGTAGAAAGTTGTATTGGTATTTCCAACGACTGCGAAACTTTGATACCCAGTGACTGCTCCAAGAAGCGTAACAGAACCCGTACCGGTTGTGGTCGTAGTTTCTTGAACGCGGTCAGCAAGGACTAAAGCCATTTATGGCTCCTCGTTAACCAGCAGCGCTGAGTGTGTAAGTTACGTTGATTGTATCGCCAGAAGTAACTGTTTTAGAACCAGCCGTAAATGCGCCAATACTAAACAAAGTGCCTGTGGTATTGTCAATCGCTGTAGAACCACCTACGTTAATAAATGCGCCATATACAGTTCCAGAGCCAGTCATGCTAAACACCACTGCAGCGCTGGTTGACAGAACGGAAGGGTTAGCACTTGTTGCGGCTGAGAAAGCTGGGGTCTTGCGTGTGCCTGAGTAAGTAGGAGCATTAGTACCACCAACTTCATACCAACCAGCATGGGATGCTTGAGTGTCTGTGTAAGCTGGGGTAAACGTTGAAGAACCATTTGCGCCTCCTAGGCCCATAACGATGGCACCGCCACCTGTGTTTGCAAAGTAAGAATCCATTAAATTCTTACGACCAACGTTGGTAGTTAAGTTTTCAATAGTATCAGACCATTTCTCAACGCCATTAGCATCAAAACAAGTAGCTACGTACACGCCTTCAAGTCCAACAGTTTCAGTGGCACCGCCACCATAAGAAGCATTAGCCCCGAAGCTATCGCCCATTTTTGTAATTTCAGAACTCATAATTGCTCCTAGCTAATTCTAATAATGGCGTTAGTCGCCGTGGGTGTTGGGAAAGTTATTGTAAATGTTCCTGCTTGGGTATTAGTCTTATCCGAACCAAAATCCAATACGCAAATAGACGCATTTGTATTGCTATTATAAATCAGAGCCGCCCTGGTAGTAAAGCTAGCGCCAGTCCAAATTACGGGTGCAAATGATATATAGGCAGTATTGCTATTTAAATCCCCAACTGGAACTTGGGTTATTGTTAAGGGTTTACCACCAGCTGTATAACCAGCGCCAGTTATTTCATTGGCAGTAGTGTAAGTAGCCGTAGCATTGTTCAAAGCCGCATTACCAGTATAGAGCGCTATCTTATATGTATAAGGGGTACCAGAAGCAAAGTTTTCAAGCCCGCTAAGTAGGTTTACTTTAAATTGGGTCGTTTGACCTTGCGTTATAGACATTAAGGCCTAGCTCCGCTAACGTTAAGTTTAGTCTGGCCATCTCTGTAGAAATCACCACGATCAAGCCCCTCGCTAAGACGAACAAGTTGCTGTAAAGCCTCTTGGTATTTAGATTCGTAATAGCCAATTAAGTCTTGCTCGCCCTTCATAAATAGCATTGCTTCACGCATAGCACCATAGAATAGAACAGGATCATAATTATCACCTAGCCAGCTAGTCCCTGCAGCATTTGAAATAGAAGATACTGGAATAGAAAATCCAGATCCAGTACTGCCTAAAGATGAACAAGAAAGAATGTCACCAACAACATAGAAATTGCCGCCAAATTTAAGGGAACAGCTAACAATAACTCCACCAGAAATAACAATATCTGCTGTAGCATTAGCTCCAGATCCACCTGTTAAAGCCACATTTTGGTATACCCCATTGGTATATAACGAACCAGCAGTAATTGCTCCAAAATTAGAAATTTGACCTTGAACAATGGTTGGCGGGTAGTAGAAATAGTGCATCTCTACTGTGTAGTTAGCATCTGGTGTTGGGGCTACCATCAGTGTCATTTCATTGACGTTGGATAGCTGTGAACCAAATAAAGCGTAATACCTTGGAACCCCCTGCGGTGTACCCTGGTATGTTGGGCTTGTGTACACAACCGAGGGGTACGCTTCCCGCAAAAAGTTAACATCTTTGTTAAGCAGGTAGTTATATCGATTTGTAGAATCAATAACAGCTAATGAATAATTAGCCAACCAATCGCTAGGCAGTGAAATATATTGGTTAGCAGCAGTTAGTGTACCTGTTACATTTTTGCGTAGCGATGGTAGGTTTACGGAGTTATATATGCGATCTTCAGCTTCCTGAACAAATACAGGAATGTTAGCCACAAACAGCTGTTCAGTATTCTCAGCGTACGCTTGGATCGAGTTATATAACGTTTCGTAGTTCATCCGGGTTTACCCTATATATGACACTTAAGCCATTGGCCCACGTGACATTTTGCCTTTAGTCTGAGCTTTACCACCGCGCATTTCAATGCCAGAAGTCTTGGTAGGCTTGTAGTTACCCTTACTAACGTTAGCAATAGAGATATTCATCTCATCCATGTAATCTTTACCGGATTCTGTAGATTCAGCTGGCAGTTCATTACCAACAGCCTTACCACTCATTGTATGGGGCTGTGCGTATTTAGATGCAGGTTTGTTGTTAATAGCCATGATTATTTTCCGTTTGCTTTAACTTTAGCCAAGTTACGGCCCATTGATAGCATGTCTGCATCGGTTTTACCGCCAGCAGTGCCCTTACCAACTTTTTTACCCATTTCGATGCCAACATCTGAACCGGAATCGCCAAGGTTTTTGCCCTTAGTTTTACCTTTACCTGTTATGCCATCGGCTGCGCTTTTATATCCCATGTCCTACTCCTAGTTAATTGTTACTGTTCCAACTTGCCCTTGCCCAACCAAATAATTCGGCGTTTCATTGTAGTCATACCCCTGTCCTACAGGATTCCAACCCCACTGAGTATCTCGGCTGCCTCCAGCCTGATACCCATACGCCGTCAAACCTGACTGTACATAACTCAAATCCCGTCTTGGTTCCCGTACTGCCTGGGGATCGTTGATAGGGTACATCCCTAATTGTAACTGAGGTTGATCAGGGTCCCAGCAGGTATTACAGACTTTTAGCTGGTAGGGTTTCGTCTTTATGATTTCCGTACGTAACTCAACCAACTTATATCTAAATGCACACCGATCGCACTCTGCAATTGCGTACTTACCAGAAGCAAACTTATTAGGCATTAATAACCCCCAATAAACATCCTACGTGGTACAAACCGAACTGGGGCTTTTTCTCTATCTTCTTCTGACGCTAACTGAAACTGCTGCTCATAATCTGCCTTTAAACCGGCGATGCGCTGGGGGTCTACTCCTAGTAGTTTGATTGACAAATAATACGCCAAACCAGCAACTAAACAGTTAACAAAACGAAACGGAATATCTTGGATATTTACACCATCCCCAGCGTCTTGAATACGACGCAAACGCCAATACACAAATTGGTATGGTTGTGACCCATCTGGTGTAGGCCAGACTGACACCGCTGGAAGATTTTGAACGTATATACTTGCGCCTGAAGTGTGAGCTGCTGCAGTTGTATTCGCTTGCCCACGAGCACAGAAACCAATTTGGTTTCCAGATACATAGCCGTAGGCGATAATCTCATTGTCAATTTGAATAAAACCGGCTGAAGCCAGGTTAGTTGTGTCAGAAAGAGTAATTGTTGTGTCTGTTGCTGAAATGGTAGAAGCTAATGTATACGTGCTATTGTTCGGCTGGCCAGATAAACGTTGAATCCAGACTTGAATTGGCCGACCTTGGGATAGCTTGTTTGGGATTGTTGAATAAGTAGATACTGAAATTCTGGATATATTTATATCCGTTTGATTAGATGGGCTATTTGCCTGTGTACGAATCTGGTGCTCTAAGAGGTCAATAGTATCTGTAGGCAACGCGTAGGTAGTTTGTCCTTGAACTAAGTTAATAGTTCCCTGCTCAATAGTCCACATATTAATGCCGCGGTTTGCCCACTCAACAGTTAGCAGATTCAAAGACCGCCTAGCAGTCCTAAAGTCGTAACCAGAACGTAGTTCTTTACCGCAGCGCTCAAACGCTTCCTCAATCAGATCATTTAAATCTAAATTAAAGAGCGTAGTGCCTGTGGTAAGAGGGGATGGTACGGTCATCACTTAGCCTTTTTTGCGAGCTTTACGACAGT